CGAACTTTACTTCCTTTGCGGTCTGTGTGTTGTAATCGTTTTCTAGCGTTGCTAGACGAGCCTCTAGTGCCTTGATTACTTTGGTCGTTGCGACCTTTACTGTGATTTGTCTGCTCATTTATTTATTGCCTTTCGTTGGTTGGTTGTTGTTATGGATAGTATAGCAGGGGGGTCTGACATTTCCACCCGAAGGTGGAGAGTTCTTACTTACGACATTGGACTAGAACACTCTCTAAACTGTCCCTGTTTCGTTCTAGGTTATGCGCCTAGAAGTGTTTTAGCAGATACTGAAGTCCAGCGAGTTTCTTTGCTAGGCATTTCTAGCAAGACACGCACCGAGCCAGATGCTTGTGGGTGTATCTCTTTGATAACGCCCGTCTTTTTTGACTTTAGGGTGGTGAATAAATCGCCAACCTGATACAACTTGTCGTTGATTGTCATTTTTGCCTCTTTTCTGTGTAGGTGGTAAGTATAACATTGGGGTCTGACATTTGTCTAGCCCTATCTCACTATTTGAGAAACTTATTGTGTGACCTTAGTCACTTTCTTGTAGCCAAGCGTCTAGGTGGTGCTGTTCGACAATAGCCGATGCAGGTGCAAACCTTTCGCCTCGATAGAATACGCCTTCAGGCATTTCGATCTGTCGGTTGTAGTCATTTTCCCAATAGGCGTCAATAGCCTCGATGCAAGGCTCGACCATAGATAGTGGAACGGGCGGGTAATGATTACCTTGTAAGTGATAGCCAATTGCTACTTCTAAATCAAACTCATTAGATAAATCTAGTGCAGTATTGTATCCCATTGTTAGTTTCCTTTCGCAATAGTTACTTCAGCCCAAGTATTGTTTTCATTAGCAAGTGGTAATACATTAGACATACCAAGTGCGTGTAGTGTTGCTTCCTTGCACATTTGCTTTAGTGTTGTTTCGTCAAGCGCAATTAGCGCAGGCAATAAACTTGCAGGAATTTTATCCAAGTCAATTATTGCCTCGAATACTACTGTGTGTGGAACTTTGATTAGATTAGACATTGTTACCTTTCGTTGTTGGATAGTAGCAATTATAGCGTATGGCACTGACATTACCTAATCCATCCTCGGCGTGTCGCAGTTTTTGTGATAATACTCACAATTTCAGGGGTTGTGGATAACTCTCGTAACCCTGTGGATAACCCCCTACATATAGGGGCCGAGCTGACAATTGTCAACTCGACACGCCGTTATTCTTTCTCCCAACGATAGGGCACATCATCTTTACCGTCATGATTATTATCAACCTTGGCACCACGCCACACGTACATGGCTAGCACAATTGGTGAGCACAAGAATGCAATTAATAGAATTCCAATTGCAGATCCGATCATGTCAGTCATTATTTTTTACTCGCAGAAAATCTAACATCCGCTTTTCCATAAACGCACAAGCCACACGATACGCAGGCGGACCCTGCATTGCTAATCAGTGGAATACTCTTCATATTTTCAGGACACTTAGCGCCAGGCTTGCCAGTCAATTCTTTCATTGTGCTTTCAGTCACGGCGAATGTCTTCCCTAGGTAAGCAAGACGAATTCCCTCATTTACTTTTAGTTCGTGACCGATTTCCTTATTATCATCGTCGGTAGAATAATAGAGAGATAGGTTAGAGACATCCTTTAGAATAAGCGCTGCAGATTTTACACGAGTATAAACCCAAAATTGAACATCGGGATGATTTTCAATAATTACTTTCCAGGCATATGTATAAGTATCATTGAAGAAGTCACCGTCCCAGTGTATACGGAATAACTTAGGAGCGTCTTTCTTTTCACAATCGGCGATAAATTCTACAATCATCTCATCTAATAGAATAAGCATTGTATCCATATCGGCATTGCGTAGCAATTCCCAATTGTGTAGCAGATTAGTTTTTACTCCAGGGAATAACTTTTCGAGTTTTCCTGCGTAGCAAACGCTTTCACAAATACTAGTGGCACCAGGGCACGAGAAATTTTTTCCAGCAGGTAATCCGAAAGTGTTGGCAATTGCTGCTTGCTTTCCATTTTTTGTGACAAGGTTAGCCACCTTTCTATCGTTAGAGCGTTTCAGTTTCATTGGACCTCAATCGTTGGTTGAATGGCAAGTATAGCAGAATGGACCGACATATTCCAATCCTGGCCCAGCTTTCCAGGGTGATTTTGATCACACCCGTAACGACACGCCCGACCCCGTGCCTATGGGGGCGAGCTGCATAGTTATGCGCTACTCTGAATATTTATTCTTATGTTTGATCTTGCGTGTGTATTTCTTTTTATTGCGAACAGGTTGCGCCGCATTACTGCGACGCAATTCCTGAATTCGCTTTACTTTATCTTGAAGTGAATTTAGGAACATTGTATCCACTCGCTTCGTGAAATCGTTTTACATCAAATCTCGGATTATCAACCGCAAACATTTCCGCAAAATCATTTACGATTTTAGAAAATAAAGCGGGGTGAGTTTTGTCGCTGGCATACTTTAGAATTTCTGCGGTAGCGACATAATCTTTTCGTGTCATCATTTTAGTTGTTCTCCAATTCGTCTAGGTCAAACTCTACATAGTTATCATTTCCGTCATCTTTTAGATTTGTGTAAATAATAATTTGTCCGTCATTATCCTCATCTATTTGGTAATCAGGAGCAATTTTAGCAAGCGCAGTTCTGAATTTGTATCCGTTCATTTTACTACGACCCTTCTACCTTCACGATAAAATAATTTCGTGTAGCATTTTCCGCTAGGTGTGTAAAGATTTACAGTTGAGTATTCATCAGCAAATCCCCAATCCACATACTTAGCGAATTCGGTGTGAGCCTCTAATTCATCTGAGTATTCTCTTACAAAGTGGATAGGCTCGCTATCATTAGCAACAGTTATTTTATACATTAGTTTCCCTTTCGTTAGTTGAAAAATAAATCTTGTTCTTTGCCGAAATCGCAATCGCAAGTTTCGACATCAAAATTATTGTTATCGCCAAAAAAGATTAGACCAGTTGAATTACAATCTGAGCAATCTATTCGCATTACTGAGTTTATCATTATTCATCACACTCGCATTTTGTTGAGTAATCAAATTCGCAATAATAGCAACCCATAATCTCGCCGTGTTCTTTACAAGAGTGGCGGAATTGTTGTTCATCACAACAGAAAAATATCAAATCGTGAATTAGATAAAATTCATTGTGGTCAATTACATCAGATGAAAAACTTTTCATTTATTCACCGACCTTCACCGCAATAGTTGCGTATTGAGTTTTTATTGAGCCACGATAATTTATTCCGATTAGATAGGCTTCAGTTTTATCGCCATACCAAATTTCGGGGCGTGGTCGAGCAGATACGATTTCACCCTCAAAGTGGCGATTTCGTGAGCGATAGTTTTGTCCTACAAGTAGGCTTTCGATTGTGTATAGTTTGGTAGCCATTGGCAGACCTTCTTTCGTTTGTTGTTATGTATGGAATTATACACGAACCCACTGACATTTTCACATTACTAGCCAGTAAGTCCAAATACTGAGACGCTCAAGTCGTGTGATACTAATCACATCAATATGTCCGATTTGTCTGTCAAATCGACACGCCGCAAATTTCACGGGATTTTATAACATTGTCGTAACGACACGCCCGACCCCGTGCCTTTGCGGGCGGATCACCTTTTGTCAAGGCGACACGCCGCTAGTTATTGAAAATCTTTTAGGATTTCCTCAAGCTGATTTATTTGCTCATCGCTAAGATGATCTAATTGAATTGCTTTTTCAAATCCGAATAAGTCGCTCATTCATTTTCCATTTCTGCTAAATAATCTTCGTGTTCAACTAAGCCAATCGCAAATGCTACTGGGTCGCAACATTCTAAAATTTCGGCGGGTGTAAAAGTAGAGTAGCCAATCTTTACGCTAGGGTAAATGTCATTTAGTAAATCAATAAAACTTTCCTTGATTTCTAAATCTTTTTCAAACTGCGATTTCATCTGCGACCTCTTTCCATTCAAAACAATAAGAGTCTGAAACAAAAGCATTTTTCACAACGCTATCAAATAAAGATAACGCCATTTCTTCATCTTCTGCGTCTATGTCTAGCCAAACGCCAAATGTGTATTTTTTCATTAGATAGCACCTTCCTGAAATAAACCAATTTCTAAATCTAGTAATTCATCGGGGGTTGCTTCGGATAAATCTACCCAGCCAGCACCCTCATCATCTATGCGAAAGATTTCTACATAACCCATTTAGTCTGCCTCCTTAGTATTGAATAGAGAGGACATCTTATCATTAGCCTCTGACATTGTTGCGATAGCCTTCAATAGGCTTTCCTTGCGTGTGGCTTCTACATAAGCCTTGTATTCATCTAGTGTCATTTTATCGACCTTTCGTTGTGGTTATAGTAGGTAGTATACACGAGCACACCGACATTATCAACACGACACGCCGTGTTTCAAGAAATCTTTTTTTGTGATAAACCTCACAAAATTCAAGGGGTTCTATAACATTAGCGTAACGACACGCCCGACCCCGTGCCTTTGCGGGCCAGCTTGACTTTGTCAAGCCGACACGCCGAATAACTAGTGTGATTCACGCCACATTTGCTTAGTGTCCTCGATCATCTCACGCCATACAAGGCGGAGCATAATTAGGGCGGGAATACCGATACCTAATTGGACTAGCGTAGTTAGTATGCGATTAGTAGTCATTTAGTATTTCCACCCCACTAATCCGTTTCGCTTTAGATAAATCTTATAAGCCTTATAGGCTACTACCGCTAGAGCGGTGATAATAATAGTGTGCCAAGGTAAGTAGATAGCACCTAAGAAACTATCTAATTCTAATCCGTAGTCGCTATTTATTTCTAATATAAATCCGTCTGTAATCATTATTAGTTATCCCAACTGAGAGCGAATACTCTCGCTAATTCTTCATCATCAACATCATCAAAATCATCAACGGGAGGTTGCTCTAATTCTTCATCATCAAGGTGGCGATATGCGTCTGCTATATCGCTCTGTATGGTATCCCATTTAGATACGCTATTAGTTTGGTATGAGTATGCGTATGACATTAGTTATTTACCTCTACTTTTCTTACATTGTAGGTAAAGTTTTTACCTAGTTTGTTTAGGTCTTTCATTACATCTAGTAATTCATCAGCATTGTTAGCGGTGTTATCTACGCTAAGTAGGTTAGCACCTTGCCATATTGAGTAAGTAATTTTCATTTTATTTTCTATCCTTTTCGTTAGTTTGTTATTTTGTTGAGAGCGATTATTTGCTAGGCTCACCTTTCGGATTATTTGCTAGGCTCACGCTCTAATTCTTTATTTATTTGTATGTCGTAAGACTATCACGACCTACTGACATCTAGCCCCATTTTGGGCTAGTGTCGTGTGTGATTTATACCACACAAGGCTCAATGGTAAAGTCCTCGTCATTTCCGACATAGACCTCGCCCTTGCCGTGGCAATTTGAGCAATAGGTAGGGAGAGAGAATAAGTGTTTTAGCAACGCCTTTCGCTCATAGGTAGTCAATTCGGGGTGGTTAGACTTCACGCCCCCGTGTTGATATTCATAGACAATTTTGTCTAGTGTATTTTGAGTGAGCATTTGATTGCTCCTTTCTTTAGCGGATTTCTTTACCGCTTGTTTTTCTTTATATATTTATTCTAGCAGGGGGGACTGACATTTATGCCCGTTTCTCGGGCGTGTCGGTAAAAAACTTTTGTGAGTCGCATCACACTCACGCTCAGCCCGATAAGCCTATGGGCGCACTATCGGACAAAACGGACATTTATAATAGTGTGTATCATACAAATTAAAAATATATTAACATTTTCTCAAATTTCAAAAAGGGGGGCGGGAAAAAGAATTTCCTTGGATCCATTGACTTGCGAAAATACCAAATGCTATACTGTAAACCTTGGACAGTTTTCGGAGATAATATCAAGGGGTTAAACTCCAAGTGCGATGATGACGGAAGTTGTATTATACAATTACTTTCAGATAATAGCTAGGCCTACTATAGGTTCAACCGATGAATGGCGGATTTATACTCCGATCATTTCGGGGTTCTCTTTTAGAAATCATAAAAGGGGTATAGGGGTTGTATGCTTAAATTCTGGAAGTTATCATTAAAAAAATAAAAACAAATATAAAGGCTATAAGTCTAAAAAAATATTTTATTAACATTTAGTAGAATATGATAAAGCAGTCGACTAGGATTAATATGTCAAACCAAAGCTCATGTTTTACTTACAAGGTAGAAATGATTGTACAAGTATTAGCAGCTGATCAAGCATCAGCAAAACAATTTCTGGATCAAACAGGCGGGTATATAGTATCTCGTGATATAACTCTAATTGATACATCTATAGTTTACCAAGGCTAAATATTCTCTCAAATTAGATATAAGATGTTATATAATTGTCTTATGTCTCCAGAGAAGATATCGATCAAGAAACAAAAAGAACATCTGGCACGTTATTTAAAAGAAGTAAAAGAAAAGAACCCATGTATGGATTGTAAGATATCCTATCCATACTATATGATGGACTTTGATCATGTTCGTGGACAAAAGCATGCAAACGTGGCGGAACTAATCAATACGTTATCTAAGAAACGAATCGATGAAGAAATAGCCAAATGTGAAGTAGTATGTTCTAATTGCCACAGAGCTAGAACACATATAAGAAAAATGCGGAAGGCAGGGTAGAAATGAACTTTTGTACATACTGTGATAAATTATCATATACTTCTAAGCTAACGCTAGAAGGTAAGATGATCTATTACTGTTCAGATCATGCATTGAATATTGTAGTTGACTAGGATTATGGTATAATATTATTATGAAGAAGATATTTGCTTTAATTACGCTAACTGCGACAGCAGTCTTCTCAGGTGTAGCTATGTCTAAATTTTTAAATTGGGCGGGACAACAAGAAGACTTCTTTGATTTTGACCTAGATGAAGATATAGATCATGAAGAGATATAGAATCCTTATATTACTTCCATTGGTCCTAATAGCTACCTATGTACTGGGTATTGTAATACAGATTAAATAGCTCATCTTTTTTCTCCCGCCCTTTTCTGGGGTCTTATTATCGGAGATACCAATTATGACCCGTTAAGGGCTTAGAACCCTGTTACAGGGCTTATAAGGCATATTCTGAAAATGATCATAGATGACAATATGGCTCTTCTTTCGCCGAAGCACTTTTTTCGCACTTATTGCACTATATGTCCATATTGCCCGTATTATATATATCTATCTATAAAAAGAAAAAATCCCATTCAGAGGCGGATCCGAATGGGCTTTTCTAGTATATTGCTATACATTATATAGGGAGACGTTGCCGCCATCACCTACACATCTTAATTGTAATACAGGTTATTTTCTATGTCAAGCATTCTAGTTGACTTATTCTGGTGGAGTAAAAGATGGTCCAGGTCCAAGGAGATATCCTTGTTCATGGTATTCAATCATTTTAGCTGTTTTCTCAGGGTCCGCTTTATTTGCCATAATAGTCATCATGTCATAGATGCGGTGAAGCATAATATAATTGACCATAGGCAGATTGTCTTCTAGGTTCTCAGATGGCTTTGTCTCTTCAGTCATTTTCTCTTCCTAAGTCTTCCCAAAATTTCTCACGCCCCATAGCGTCAGTTTCTAATAAAGCTGTTGATTCAAACTCATATGTTGCAAATGGCTGTTCTATTTTCGGCGCACTTTTTTCGGGCTCTTTATTCATTGATGATCTTTTCTACTAATGCTACAAGATTATTATAGTCGACAATTCCGATTGTTTTCTTGTATGAGCAAGTTAGGCAATATAAAAATATGTTCTCTTCAAAGTCCTGATTGGGATAAAGAGAGCCTTGATCCATTGGGCATAATAGCTCTGGAACAAGGCCCTCTCCCGAAAGAGAAAGGTACTTAGACACGTATTGTATCTTCATGTACCTTCCTTTCTAATGTTTGAATTCCGCTAGGAACTCTTTGTGCCTTGCCCCATTTAGGGAAGACCACGATGACCAATCAGTGCCGCCTTTAGTCATGTAATACGTTATCTCTGCGTTTATTACTGGGTCAAACAATAAAATGTTTGACTTTAGATCAAATTTTTCTTTACGATCAATGCCGAGTTCACCCAACATATTAATCTGAAAAATTCCGTAGGAACTGTCTCCAGTTTTCCTGTTACCATTGTAAGCCATAGGTCTTGCGTTAGACTCTGCCTTAACAATAGCCCAAGCCTGTTTAAGGGCTTTTCCTTCAAAACCAACAGCTGATAGAAGTTCTTTTAGTTCTTCGTCTGTTAGCGTCTCAGAAGGCTTGTATACAGTATTGCTGTACTTCTCTAAGGTTTCTTTCTTTAGTTGTACTGTTGATTTCACAGGTGTTTCTACCTGCAAAGCTTGAGTCGCTGTTGGTCCTGGCTGAACCGTAAATAGAAATAATACTATTACTACTATATACGACCAACTATTGGCAACTTCGCTCAAACGTTGTTTTACTTTCTCCATTGGCATTTCCTCCTCTAGAGATAACGAACTCTAAGCATAACATTAATTCTATAAACCTGTCAAGCCAGTCAACCAGGATAAGTATCAAGTATAAGTGTATAGTTGACCAATAATATTTTAAAATAAAGACTATAAATATTTTTTACTGCTTCCCATATGAATAGTTGTTTGGTAGAATAGGATCTTCACACTAAATTTAACTTAACCGCTAGGCGGAGAAAAAGGTATTATAAAATGTCTAAGACTATTGCAAACCCGTACGAAAATTTCATTGCGTTATCAAGATATGCAAGATGGATATCAGAAGATAATCGCCGTGAGACTTGGGGCGAAACAGTAGATAGATATTTTAAC